GTCCATCTTCAATAATGATGGAACATTCATCTTGGTTATTAGTAACACGAGTCGCAATGACTTGTAGGCCTTCCGATTCAAGCCATGCCCCAAATTCTTTCATAGTGTCTACATCCATTTGTTCGAGTTTATCCATAAGTACAAATCCACACTTAGGATTTAAAGCTCTAACAATGGCCGTAGCCACTTTGAGCTGCTCAGCACCGCTCATGCAATCCCATTGACGATCATTGTAAATAAGAACGCCATCTTGGATAGATAATCCCGGCAAAGGCATTTGTACAGATTCAAGCAGCTTATTTTTATCTTGTCTGATGGTTTCAAGTTCACCAGTCAAGTTGTCATAATCTGCTTTATAATCAGCAGCTTCTTGTAATGCTCTTGCACGTTCTTGATTAGCACGTACCTTTTGATTGATGGCATCAACATTTTTGATTTGCTCCTCGAGTTCAGCCGTAGATTCATCTTCGAGATCTTTCGCTGCCGTTGTTGCGATGTCGTAATCTTCCGCTAATTGTGCTTGTTTAGCTTGCAATTCTTCGAGTTTCTTTTGTGCTTCATCAACCAAGTTATTAACAGTAACCATTTGAGCTTGAATGGCCGACACATTGTTCCGCTTTTTTTGGTTCTCTGCATTTTTCAATAAGATGGTTTGTTGTTGTTGGATAAGTTCCGATGCGCTAATTGGTTCAAGTGATACATCATCATAACCAACTAACTCTTTAGCGTACTTATCTTTCTGAGTGGCAATTTGCCCTATAGAATGACGTTTTGCATATACCTCTTGGTGTTTACCTTCGAGTTTATTCAATTCGTCTTCTACGCCTAATAATTTCAAAAGTTCATTTGCCTTTTCCTTATCACTCATTTCCATGAACTTAGGAAGGTCTAAGGCTAGTTGCCCAATAAAACCATCTAAAATACGTTGACCAGATTTTTTACCTTCTGGATCTACGACTTTTAATGTGCTGCTATTACCACTACGTGTAACCACTAGCCCATTAGAGAGTTTTACTTCTAATTTAGGTGGATTATAACTTCCATCACGTACTGCACTAGATGGTTCAAATTTCGCACCACCTAGTGTCCAAGCAATAGCATCAAGGATGGATGTTTTCCCTTGTCCGTTCTTTCCACCAATAATGGTTAACCCATTAGGTGATGGTTCATAAGAAACGGCTTTAACACGCTTTACATTTTCCAGTTCGAATGAGTTTATTTTTATAGATTCCTTCATGTATTTGCTCCTTATTCTTGAGTACCAGCCAATAACAAGTAATTGGTTAATTCAGATTTAATTGAATCTGTTTCAGATTTGATGGCATCTTTAATGTAACGATTCATAATTGGGCAAGATAACTTGAATGATAATTTATCCCCTTCATCTTTAGGCTTAATGATGTCTAATTGCACTTCAACTTTTTGAGTAAATTGGCTTTCATTAAGAATGACCATGTTTACAAAGATAAAGCGAGGCATCTTTAAAGTACCTTCCGCTTCTTTTACTTTGATGCTCATAACATAGTTGTCATCATCAGTTCTAGTAAAATCGCCTTCCGTTTGTGTTACGTATTTGAAGTTTCTAACAGCAATTAAAAGCTTTTCGTAATCTTCGATTTCATGTTCATGAATTCGGAGTAAATCAAGCATTTCTTTTTGCGTTAAACTTAGATCAAAGATGGAGTACCATTCTTTAAATTGTTCGCTTTTTTGAAATTCATATACAATTTTGTCTTGTGTACGATCTGTTACGGTGCAGTCTGTTACGGCTACAACTTTTCTATCTGAATATGTAATAACGGATTTCTTAGTGTCGCCCTTAGCTTTTACACCTTTAACAAATGATTCAGCACTACTAAGTTCATATCTAAATCCGTGATATTGAAATACATCATTGGCTTCGCCATGACGAACAATAACTTCACCATTTTCTGCTGCTTGTACATTTAAGTTAAATTTTTCTTCCATTGTGTTAACCTCTCTTTTCTGTTGTTGAATTAAATGTTAGAACTTCCAATTCTGGCTTTTCGTTGACATCGACTTTAACGGTGAAGTCATCCGCATAAGAACCAATAGCACGACGTGAGATAGCTGGTAACGTTGATTTGATATTGTAACCAAGTTCTACGATAGTATCAGTATCTGGAACTCGTAACATTTCAATGTTGATGGTAATTTTAG